ACGCAGATCGAGATGCCCTCATCAACATCTTTCTAGGCCAACCAGTCTGGATTCAAAATTTACCGCCTAATATCACTGGTGGATCATTTCAGGGTTATATCGAAGGCTGGACTTTCAGAGCAAGCCTCAATAATCTCACGGTGACTTTCAACGCTTCTCCTGTAAACTTCTCGCAAGTTGCGGTAAAATGGGAGCAGGTAAGCGCGGCAGAAACATGGAATACCCTTAATACAAGCCTAACCTGGCTTAATGCGATTGGAGTAGTAGCGTAATGGCAACAACAACAACTAACTTTGGATGGGATATACCCCAATCCACAGACCTAGTAAAGGATGGCGCTACCGCTATTGCCGCACTTGGTCAGGACATCGATACGGCTTTGGTCGATCTTAAAGGTGGCACGACAGGTCAGGTATTGGCCAAGGCATCAGGAACAGATCTAGATTTCTCTTGGGTCGCTCAAGATGATTCAAACGCTATCCAGAATGCGATAGTCGATGCGAAAGGTGATTTGATAGCTGCAACCGCAAACGACACCCCGGCTCGATTGGCTGTTGGTACGAATAACCAAGTACTTACCGCCGATTCATCAACGGCCACCGGCCTTAAATGGGCAACGCCCTCCAGCGGCGGCATGACTTTACTTTCGACAACTACATTGAGTGGCGTGACGACCACAGTAAGTTCGATTGATCAAACTTATGTTAATTTATTTGTCGTTGTTTCTGGCTTTACATCTGCATCTTTTGCACCAGTTTCAATTCGATACAATGGAGTCACAAGTGGATATTATGGCGTCGCGATGGGCGATAGCACCACAGCAAACACTCGACAAACAAACAGAACCGACATTGACACCGCTGTCGGTGGCTCACCAAAAGGTAGCGACACTAGCGGTCTATTAACTTTCACAATCGCAAATTACGCAGCAACTGGCTTCCATCATTTACGTTGGGATACTGTATATATGGACAACGATGCAAGCATCATTCGCGTTGTAAGCGGTATCGCAGCAAACTCAAACACATCAGCCGTTTCAAGCATTTCACTTGGACTGGGCGTATCACTTACAGGCGGAACAATTAAAATCTACGGGGTGAAATAATGACAAAGCCAATGGTAAGAATTCATGATCAATCTACTGACGAAATTGTCGATCGTGAGATGACTGACGAAGAATTTGAGCAATGGACAATTGAGCAAAATGAACATGAAGCCAAAGCGCAAGCCGAAGCGACAAAGTCACAAAATAAAACCGCTTTGCTTGATCGTCTTGGCATAACAGCCGAAGAAGCGGCTCTTTTGCTCGGATGAAACCAGTACTATGCAAGGCTGGACAACAACTGCGCGAACAGTTCGATGACACCTACCCAGATCGTGATAGGCGTTCCGATGGTTGGATCGGCGATCTCCGTCATTCAGCGCGTCCTTCTGACCATAATCCTGATCCAAAGGCTGGGATGGTTGTCAGAGCAATCGATGTCGATAGAGATGTACATAAGTCCGGCAAGCCCGACCTCATGCCCGATATTGCAGATCAGATTCGACTCGCAGCTAAGGCAGGAGAGAAGCGTATTGCCTATGTTATCTTCAACGGACGAATTGCATCGTCTCGCATGGGCTGGCGCTGGCGTAAGTATTCTGGAAGCAATCCGCATAATCATCATTGCCATGTCTCTTTCACTAAGCAAGGCGATGCAGACAGTTCGTTCTTTAATATACCGCTACTAGGAGGCAAATAATGGAAGCAATTATCTACGCAACTTTGGGACTCATTGCGATTCCAGTAATCCGCGCAGCGATTAAGTCTTACCGAGCCAAGAAGGCCGTCGGCGATATCGTTGCAGATGCGCTAGAAGCGGCAGTCGATACAGTCGAGAAGAAGAAATGACCCAAGAAAACTTCTTCACACTTTACTTTGCTAGTCTTGCCGTAATCGGCGGCCTTGCCGGGTATGTAATCACGCACTTACTTTCAGAAATTAAACGCCTTAATTCGCGTGTCGATGAGATTTACAACATACTTCTAGAGCGATAATTTTCGACATGGCAAGAAAGAAAGTAATCGATCTCGATACTTATTCACAGTTAGACGCATGGGCTATCAGCCTGCATGAGATGTATAGAGCCTTGAGACGTGCAGGCTTTGCAGTTGATTTATGCCTAGCGATAATCGCTGACCGAGATGCTTACCCTGACTGGATACTGCCATCGATCCCCGACCGCGTGGATCGCCTACCCTATGAGGACGACGACGAGGATTAAATGAAGCGAATAGTCATAGTGAGCGACCTACAGGTTCCGTTCCACGATCGACACGCAGTCAAGAATCTAGCCAGTTTTATTAGCAAGTTTAAGCCGCATGAAGTAGTGACAATAGGTGACGAAATTGATTTCAACACAATCAGCAAATGGTCAGAAGGAACGCCAGAGGCATACGAACAGACTCTTGGAGATGATCGCGAAGAGGCTATTCAGGTACTTTACGATCTCCAGGTAACACAGATGATCCGATCCAATCACACGGATCGTCTTTACACACAGATCATGCGCAAGATCCCTTCATTCCTGTCATTGCCAGAGCTGCGCTTCGAGAAGTTTATGCGCTTGGATGAACTAGGGATCACCTTTCATCGCAAGCCTTACAACATCGCCCCGGGCTGGATCGCAGTCCATGGCGACCATACGCCCATTAAATCTCAGGGTGGTCTATCAGCCCTAGAAGCAGCCCGTAGGCACGGCAAGAGCGTCATCTCAGGACATACTCACAGAGCAGGCAGATCGTCCTTCTCAGAGGCCTCTGGAGGCCGTATAGGGCGTGTTTTGCATGGCGTAGAGGTAGGAAACCTCATGGACTTTAGCAAGGCCAGTTATACGAAAGGGTCTGCCAACTGGCAAAGCGCGTTCGCCATCATGTACGTCGAGGGTAAGAACGTCCAGGTTGATCTCATCTACATCGAGAAGGACGGCACGTTCGTCGTGGCAGGCAAGCGCTATGGACGACCTAGATAACGAGTTAGATCGAGACATCGATGACCATATCGACGACTTAGAATCGTTACCGTTTCGTTATCTAAATATGATTGACCTAGCCTAGCGATCTGTCATTATTTCTCTATCGGGCCGACAAACCGATAAGGGAGCAAAATGTTCGATCCATCATTAGGTGACTTGGTTGCCATGATTGTCTTATCCGCACTATATTTTCACCTAGGCCGTATCGTCGGCATCCGCGTGGGCTATATCAAAGGACGCAAAGCAGTCCGGGATTACTACGCATCAAAAGAAAGGGTGAGAGTGTGAAGGCAAGTGAAGTCCTATTATCAGCTACTGACATCATTGGAGACCGAGGACGAATATATGGTCATCCTCGTATCAATCAGACTAGAATCGCATTACGACTCCAGCAAATGCTCGAAACTCCAATCTCAGACCATCAAGCATGTCTGGCGATGGTCGAAGTTAAACTTGCCAGATTACAAGAAACAGCAGATCACATTGACTCCTATATCGACGCGTGTGCTTACCTTGCACTAGCTTGCGAACTCATTACAGAAAAGGACGAGCAATATGTTTAATTTAGATGATTATGAACCAGTAGAAAAACGTCTTGGATACAAGAAAGACGCTAAATCATTTTGGGAGGATTATCCAGATGGTCGCATATTTACAAAACTTATTGATTACACTGATGGACGTTATATCGTTCAGGCTTTTATCTATCGAACTGAAGCTGATCAACACCCTTGGACAACTGGGCTCGCGAAAGAAACGGAATCGGCTCGTGGAGTCAATTCTACTTCTGCTCTTGAAAATGCAGAAACGTCCTCGATTGGTCGTGCATTGGCTACGGCGGGTTATGCGACAAAAGGTAAAAGACCAAGCCGAGAAGAAATGGCTAAAGTAATCAGAATGACTGAAGCACAATCAATTATCGATGAGACAAAAGCCAAAATGGCCGAGACATCCGGCACTTATGTTCCAGTCGTAAAGGAGGACGATCCATGGACTATCAAGCCAGCGAGTATGCCGCCCACAATGGGGGAAGCCGTTGCGACGGTGAAAGAAATCATTGGAGGCCAGACAGAGAAGGACATTCCCCGGTGCCAACATGGCGACATGATCTGGAAGACGGGAACGACTAAGGCTGGTAAGCCGTGGGGTCACTTCAAGTGTCCTTATGCAGTAACTGGCGAACTTACTCGATGCCCATCACCAAATGATGTGATTTGGTATGAAATCAGCAAAGAAGACGGCACATGGCAACGACAGAAGGCGAGAGCATAATGGGACGTTTACAGTTTCAGAATCAAGATGGCGAATGGGAGTCATTCCCAACCGAAGATGAGATCCATCGATCGAAAGAGATTATCGCAATCTTGGAAGAGTTTACCTTTACGACTAGATGCTGCTTGTGTAATGAGTCAATACCTTACAAAGATATCAAGGTTAATCTGACCAATAAGAGCTGGTCATGTTCTAAGTGTCATGCGGTCAATGGCCTCACAAAGCCGTAAATACCGGGGATTCTCTACCGAGCGTGTAGTTGCCGAGTACCTATCGACTTGGTGGGCTCATGCAGATATCGGTAGAGGGGCTGGAAAAGATATAACACATGTCCCGTTCGACATGGAAGTTAAAGCTAGATCGGCGTTCCAGCCAAAGGCGTGGATCGATCAGGTCACGAAACGGGCAGGTAAAACTGGTGATCTGCCTATCGTTACGTGTCGTCTAAATGGTCAAGGGGAGAAGAGTCCACAGGACTACCTTACATTTATGCGGCTAGGTGATCTGGTCGATCTATTGCTTAAAGCAGGTTACGGTGATTTTAAGGGCGATATTGGTACACTTGAACCTGAAAGATGCACACAATGTGGATCATGGATATTTAAGGATGTGCCATGCCGGACATGCCAGAAATAATGCACACATGCCTATGCGGTTACTCGCTCAAAGCTGCGTCTAACTTTTTAGACCAGATTGAGATCAGCAAGATGATGCTAGGTCACATTGAATCTATGCACCCAGAAGTAGGAGAATAATGCCTACCTACGAGTTCGAGTGCGATAACGAGAATTGCGAAAGTAATGCCAGGATCGAGGAATGGCTATCTATAAATGAGCCTCATGATCTGGAATGCCCATTCTGTCATTCACCAATGCACAAGGTTTACTCGTCAGTAGGAGTCAGTTTCAAAGGATCAGGGTTCTACAGTACGGACAATCGATGAGGCGACTCGCCGTCCTGAACAGGACTTTTACTAATGACCTTGACACGTCTGGTACTCTCAGGGCTAGAGCCCATCAGGGGCTCACTCCGAGCCGCCACCGCGTCGCTCGGGGGGTAGCACTCGCTATTGGGATATCTCTATCTATGGCTACGCCGCTAGATGCACAGGCGTCAAACCAAGCAATTCGATACGTCAAAGATTTAGCAAAGTATCAATTAACTGATAAGCAAGAGAAATGCCATCATGAGATTATTTATCGAGAATCAAGATGGAATCCAAGAGCTATAGGCAATATAGGTGGAACTAAGCAAGCCTATGGCCTCTATCAGATGAAGGTTAAGAGCTTGAAGAATGGCTCAACAGTTAAACAGTTTTGGATGTATTGGACTTATGTGATGCATCGTTATGGCGTAACACAATACGATGAGCCTGATTACTGTAAGGCACTACATCATCTAAAGACTAAAGGCTGGCAATGAGTCGATACGGAAAGACTGTACGCGGCTTATGCCATTGTGGTAAACAGGTGAGGGCTAGAGGCCGATCAGATAGTGGACAACAGATATTCGACACTCAATGCTGGTCATGTAGATGCTCATATAGAAAGCATAAGAAGGAGCAGTGTGAGTTTTGTGGCTTCATAGCCCTGCATCCAGTGCAGCTCGATGTAGACCATATAGATGGAGATCGTACTAATAGCGTACCTGAGAACCTTCAGACTTTATGTGCTAATTGCCATAGGCTAAAGACTCATGTTAACAAGGATCATTTAAAGCGATGAGTAAGTTAAAAAAGTCCGGCAGCACTACTGCATGGCGTAAGCTAAGGCAATCAGTTATCAATCGTGATGGATGTTGCCAGATGTGTGGCAGTGAAGAACGCTTAACGGCTGATCACATAGTCCCGAGAATTTTAGGCGGCACCGATAGTATGAGCAATTTACAATGTCTGTGCTCTTCGTGTAATAGTCGTAAGGGGGGTAGGTTTTTTGAGAGTGCTAAGACACCCCCGACCCTTCT